AGGCGATGACTCCGACTCCGACGCAGGTCGATACGGGTGGCTCGATCCAGTACAAGGATACGAACCCGCTGACGAACCCCGGCATCATCGGTATGACGATGCAGAAGACGCTCGACCCGGTGACGGCATCCTCACCCGTCAATGTTATCGGGCCGAACAACACGCCTGGCGTTGTTCCGCGTGGCGAAATGTGGAACGCACCTCCGCTTCCGACTGGTGCGAATCCGCAGGGCGCTGGCGCGCCGGCGCCGCTTCCAGGTCAGTCGGCGGCACCTGGGCAACCCGCTAGTCCCCACTTTGTAGCGACCGGCCCCGCAATGGGTGTGCAGGGCTCGAATGACGGCAATGTGCAGACGGTCAATACGCACTGGGGCCAACTGAGCAACGATGCGGCGAACGCACAGACCAACATCGGTATTGCTCAAAATATCAAGGCATATGCAGATAAGGCTCTGACCGGCAAGCAGGGTGACAAACTCGCTGCAGTCAACGGCATCCTGTCGATCTTCGGGCAGGGCGGCCAGACTGACATCTCGACGGCGACCGACCTGTTGCAGAAAAACATGGCTCGCCTGTCGCTCACTTCCCGCCAGGGTGCGGGCGGCACGGACGCGGCCGGCGCGTTAGCGACTGCGGCGAACCCGCACGGCACGATGACGGCTGCCGCGATCAAGGATGCCGCCGATCAGGTCATCGGTGCTCAGCAGATGGCGCTTTCCGAGCAGAAGATTTTGCAGCCGTACAAGCTGAGCAACGACGTCGCAGGGTATCAGCAGGCTCAGACGCAGTTCAACCAGGCAGCCGACCCGCGCATCTGGCAATTTGCGAACATGAGCCCGCAGCAGCGCGCGAGTTTCAAGGCCGGCATGAGCCCCGCTGACCAGAAGGCGTTCAGCAGCAAGATCCGCACACTTGAAGGGATGGGTGCCATTCAATGAGCCTTGCCGACGATTTTGATTCGATAGGTGCGGCACCGAAGAAGGGCGGCGCCGCATCGGCCGCTGCAAAGCCTATCGCTGCGCAGGCTGCGCCGTCATCGTTGGCGGATCAGTTCGACGCGACGCCGATGACGGCGGCCAAGGCACCAGCTCCGAAGCCAGACGCAGCGCAGCCGCATGAAACGATGCCGCTTGATATTCTCGGCGGCGCCGTGGAGCCGCTCGCGACGATGGCGACGGGCACAATTGGCAGCGTAGTCGGTGGAATCGCGCGCCTGGGCTCTGCAGCGCTCGGCAGCAGCTACGACGACGCGAAGGCGACCGGTAACAAGGTAACTGATGCGCTGACCTATCACCCACAGACGCAGGGCGGACAGCAGGCATTAGCGGGCCTTGGCGATATGGCAACGAGCGCGAAAAATGCTGTGATGAATTCGCCCGTTGGCCCCGCGCTCACCGCGGTCGGCAATGCCTACGACAATACGTTCGTGAAGGGCGCACCGAATGCACTGATGGCGACGATCAATGATCAGGTGCCGACGGTCACGGCAAACCTTGTTGCGCCTGCGGCGCTCGATGCGCTGAAGGGCGCCCCGAATGCACTGCGGGCTGCGATTGCCAAGCCGGCCGCCGCTGTCGAGCGCGTCGAGCCCTCCATACAACCGCCCGGCGCCAATCCTCAGCCTGCTGCGCCCGGCCCGACACCCAATGGTCCGCGCCCGGTGCCGCCTTCCTCCGCGGCTCCCGGCGCAGGCGCGACACCTGATGCATCGGCGCAGGGCGCAACGCTGCGCGGCGTCGGCGCGGCAGAATCGAACCTCAATCCCTATGCCGGCCAACTGACCGGCGAGGAAGCGGCGCGCGGCGGAAGTTCTGCGTTCCCGCAGGTGAAGGTGGCGAAGAACGCGGGTGACGTCCCTGCGGATGAGCAGGCGGTGCGCGCGCAGATCGCTAACGAAATTCTGGGCCCTGACAATGACGCGGTGCGTACTGGCGTCATTACCGGCAACGAAGACGCGCTGCGAAGCGAACACACGTTGTCGCGCAGTTCGGATAACACACCAGAACAGGTAGCCTTGCGCGGTCAGATCGCGCGCGAGCAACAGGCGCTGTCGAACTATGCGCAAGACCGGATCGACGCGACAGGCGCAAACCCGAATCTGATCAACAACGAGCAGCGTGGCCAAGTCATCAATGATGCAGTGCATGGCGACGGGGGGCTTACTGAGTATTTCCAGCAGGCCAAGCAGCAGATCTATGACCAGGCTCGTCAGGAGTCGGGTGACAACCCCATCCAGACAAGCCACGTCGATGCGCTGCTGAGCGATCCGCAATTTATCGCTGAGGCTGAGCGTGGAGGCAATGCACGTGTCGTGTCGGGCATTACGCGCCTGATGGATCTCGCGCGCAGTACCGGCTTCCGTGACCCGATCACGGGTGAAGTGACGTCTCCGGGCAGCGTGGCGGCATGGGACGCAGTGCGAAAGTCGAATAACGCAGACTGGAACGACGCGAACGCGCGCACCATTGGCGCGGTCAATCGGGCGATCGATCAGGACATCGCAGCGGCGGCCGGCTCGGACGCGTACAAGCTCGGCGACGCGATCCACCAGGCGCAGCAGAACATCATGGGCGCGCGCGGGTTCAAGCAGATTTTTGGGGACGCGGATTCCAACGGCGTGAAAAGCGGCACGGCTGTTGAGCAGATTCCCGGCCGGCTCAACAACATGCCGATCGATCAGTGGCGCCATATCTACAACACGTTAGACGACCTCTCGCGCGGCCAGATCAGCGGCGCACCTGATGGCATCCCCGCTATTCCTAGCGACTTGCAGCAGGCGGCCCAGGCGGCAAAGAATGAAATGTCGGGCGCGCTCGCACGGGAAGTGTACGAGCAGGGCGCGGGAAAGTCAGGTGTCTGGAACCAGAATAGCGTCAACAAGACGCTCAACTCGGTCGTCGGGCAGAAGATTCTGCAAACCTTCCCGCCTGATGAAATAGCGCGCTTCCATACCTTGAACTATGGCGGCCAGATCATGCCTGGTGTGCACTCGTATGAGGGTGCCGGGCTTCAATCGCAACGCCTGAGCAAAGGAAGCCTGGTCGAGCGGCACGCGCAGAAGATCGGATCAACCGTTGGCGCAACGATTGGCGGCGCAGTTAGCGGCGGTGCTGCGGCTGGCGTAGGTTCGACCGCTGGTTCGTGGGCTGGCAACAAACTCGCGGGTCGGGCTGCTTCCGGCCGGCTTCAGGGTGAGGCAAACAAGCTCGTCGAGGCGATGCGTTCTAACTCAAAGCTCGGTCGATAGGCTCAAGGATGCCGTAAAGCCAGCTCCACACCCATTCGGTTTCTTTGCCGTCACACACTGCCGCATAGATCATCAATGGAATCCATGCCTGAGTGCAGATCACGAGCACCAGCGCTAGCACCTGAAACAGCCATTTAATCGTGTTCATTTTTTGATCCCCGAGCCCTCCCCGTGAGGGCTTTTTCATTATAGGCCACCCGCAGAATGTGGCCTTTTGTTTTGAGGCGACTATGGGTTCGCAACTCCCTAATGGCAAACAGCAGTTCGTAACGATCCTCGGGACGCCGCTCGTAGGTGGGAAGGTCTATTTTTACGAGCCGGGAACTGAGACGCCCAAGACCACGTATCAGGATTCGGCCCTGACGATCCCGAACACCAATCCGGTTGTTCTCGACTCGCGAGGTCAGGCGGTTATCTGGGGCAGCGGCACCTATCGGCAGGTTTTGGTCGACGTGTTCGGCGTGCAGATATGGGATCAGATCGTCGAGGATATCGGTGCGCAGATTACAGGTTCGCTTGCTGACCCAGGCGGATCGGCATTGGTCGGATTTCTACCTGGCGGCACCAGTTCAGTGACGCGTACCGTGCAGGACAAGTTGCGCGATATCGTCAGCGTCAAGGATTTCGGCGCAAAGGGCGACGGGTCTACAGACGATACAGAAGCAATCCGCTTGGCAGATGGTTCCAACATCGCTGCGTACTATTTCCCACCTGGGACCTACTGCGCGAACAATCTGGTGCTGACGAAGCCGTTCGACATGGACGTCAACGCGGTCATCAAGTACAACGGTTCGAACGATAACGATGTCCTGATCAACTTCAATGGGAACAATGTCGCGCTCGGCAGGGTGAACGTCGATGGAAATAGCACGAACCCGCTGGGTCTCTTCACCATCAACGGCAATGGCAATACCGTTGAGGAGGTCAACGCGGCTAATCAGACGTGCCCGGCAGACGGCATCGCCAACGGTGCGGTGAAGTTCCTCGGCAATGGAAATCTCATCAAGCGGTGTACCGGCGAGAACTTAACCAATGGGGGCAATGCGAATGTGAGCCTCCCGCAGCTTCTTACGTTCGGAGGGGCATCGAATCAGAACACCTGTGAAATTCTTTATGGCAACAATATTCGCGCGGGCATCGTCGGGTTCTCCACCGGCACGATCAACTATGTTGGGCACGCAGAATATACGAACATCAATGACAACGGCTGTTACATGATCATGGGTTACACGTCCGTCAAAACACTTCGATATGACGGGGCTGATGAGGTGCTTGTCTCCATCGGTGGTGGAGGCGATTTTGGCACGGTGATTGTTACCTCGGCGGGCGGTGATAACGCGGTTGTTGGAATTAACAATAGCAATGCGATAACTATCGGCGAAATCCTTCTGCACGGCCCGAACTCACCCGCAATTATTTTGCGCTCCCGCGGCGATTCTACCCAGGTGTGCGCACCCCTGAAGATCGGGCGGATCGCGGGCGGCTTCTTCGGCAATGAGCCTTTCTTTCTGGACGATACCGGGAAGCTGGATACGCTGTCGATAGACTGCGTAGACATTACACACTTCCTGAATGCGAATAGTTTGACCGGGTCGTGGAGCAAGCTCGATGCGGCACAAAGGCTGAATCTTGGAAAGATCAATATCAAGGTAGTCGACACGACTAATGGGACTGGCGACCTTCATCTTTCCATCAATCCGGGTCTAAGTTATCCAAGTAATGCCGACACCATATCGGTGAGTATCTTCAACTCGGATGGCATCACGCCAAATGCGGGGCGACAGTTCTTCGCGGACAATTTTTTCCAGCCGAACATGAGCTACGTCGGCAGCGCAAGTGTCCACAATGTACTGGCCTCGATACAGAAATCAGACGGCACACTGCCGAGTGGAGGCGGTCTGTTCTCGTCTGCTGTGCCGACTGGGGGAACCTGGAAGCGTGGACAGCACATTTGGAGATCATCCCCCAATGCTGGTGCGACGCCTGGGTGGGTGTGCGTAGCGTCTGGAACACCGGGGACCTGGGTTCAGATGGCTCTTTTGCAGAATTCCTAAGCGAAAAAAAGGTGAATCACATGGCACTGAAAATAGATACCACGACGCCGCAAGGCATTAATGTAACAAGCGCTTATTGCCGCGTCGAAGGTATCTCCCTGACGAAAACGGACATCACCTTCACGCTGCGTCGCTACAAAGACAACAGCGGCCTGCCGTTCTTCATGGAGGAACCTTTCGCCGCACCGTATGCGCTGACCGGAGTTAATCCGCTCCAGCAGGCCTATGACTACTTGAAGACGCTTCCGGAATTCACGGGTGCTGTCGACGTGCTCGAGGTAGGCCAGCCCCAATAGCGGCCTGCGATACCTGCTCAGTCAAGCCGCCTTCGGGCGGCTTTTTTGTGTCCGTTCGCGCGAAGTGAGAACAATCTCAAACGGGGAGTCCCACATGCATGACATTGCAGCAAGCGCAGCGAAGGCCGCACCGCCGGTCGGTGCCAACTACTGGCTCTGGCTCACGAATCACGACATCAACTGGTATGTCGCCGCTGCCACGCTCGTCTATATCGGGCTGCAATCCTATTACCTGATCAAGAACAAAGGCCGGAGGACCGACTGATGAGCAGCTTTGACGATGCATTCGCCGCGCTGATCGGCAACGAGGGCGGATATTCGAACAACCCGGCGGATCCGGGCGGCGAAACCATGTGGGGCGTGACGGCGCGCATCGCGCGCGCAAAGGGCTATACCGGCGCAATGCGCGATCTGCCGCTCGAGACTGCCAAGGCGATCGCAAAGGGCGAGTATTGGGACCCGCTGCACCTCGACGAGCTTGACGGTCGCATCGCCTTCCAGATGTTCGACGCCAATTACAACGGTGGGCAGACCGTGCGTTGGGCGCAGCAGGCGAGTGGTGCGGCGGTCGACGGCAAGTACGGCAACGACACCATTGCCGCAATCAAGGCCGCCGATCCGCGCGCATTCTGCCTGGCCTTCCTCGCGCTCCGGCTCAAGTATCTGGCAGGCCTGAAGACCTGGCCAACGTTCGGCCGCGGATGGTCGAATCGAATCGCATCCAACATGCTCAAGGGAGCAGTCTGACATGGATCTGAAAACACTCGGAACCGAAATCGCAAAGATCGGCTTGCCGCTGCTTGGCGCGGCACTCCCAATCCCCGGCGGCATGGCGCTCGGTGCCGCGCTCGCCTCGACCATCGGCGCACCATCGACGCAGCCCGAAGACATCCTCGCGACGCTCACCGGGAACGCCCAGGCTCTCGCGCAGGCCAAGCAGTTCGAGCTGACGCATCAGGAGACGATGCTGAAGATCACCATGGACGCGCAGACGGCGCAGTTTCAGGCCGAGGTAAGCGACCGGCAGGACGCGCGCTCGAAGCTGGCCTCCAACGGCGCTCTCTGGTGGATTGCTGCGCTCGTGCTTGTCACGTTCGCGGTGATCATGGCCGCGGTGCTCGCCGGATCGTGGAGCCTGCTCGAAGGCGGGATCACGATCAAGGATGTCTCGGTCGTCGCGGCAATCTCGGGCCTCGTTGGCTCGATCGTCGGTTATGTGGCGGCGAACGCCCAGACGGTCATCAATTTCCTGTTCGGCGGATCGATGGGCAATGAGAAGAATTCGGCCGCGTTGGCAGACAGCGTGCGCACGTCGACTCAGGCGCTCGCGGTGGGCAATAACACGCCATGGAGCCCGGCCGCTGCTGCGCCGCCGCGGTCGATCTCGCCAAGTAGCACGCCAAGTGCTGTCGCGGCGCCCGCGGTTGAACAAGACTATGTGCCGTCGCCTGGCGCGCAGGGTGACATCTACCGGGGAAGTTGATCGAAGCGGCTGAGGCTGTCGTTACAGTTATGACGCGAAATTCAGGGCTTGCGAGATCTGGAGGTGGCGGGTTACCTCGTCTTCTAGTGCGGTGAGGTTGTTCTCGATTTCCTCTGCAGTCATGCCGCGGAGTCGACCGAGGTGCCGCGCCGCGTGCGTTACATATGCTGCACCGTCGCCGAAGTAGTTGCCGATGCGCTGCATGTCCTGCTGGCGTTTGCTTTGTTCCATTTTTGCCTCTTCTTTTTAGATCGGGCGATTATAAGGTACTCCCACGAAATGCAATCCGCAGAGCTGGAGTGCCCCGATGGAAAACGGCAACGCCGCCGAATACCTGGCTTGAGCGTGCCGCGATCATGGAGATCGTGAAATACTCTGCGTCGTACCGTTTCATTCCCCGCTGTAACCGGACTTGCGCCGCAGCTCCCGCAGCGCTCAACTACAAGTTGATCATCTGCATGCTCATGGTCGATGAGGCGATGGCCAGAACGTCGGCCCGTTCCTGCGGAATCCCGAAACCCGGTGTGAAGCGGTTCAGGGAGCGATTCAAATCAGTTCCCCTGCAGCCTGGCGAATCTCAGCCGCCAGTTCTGAGCCGAGCCAGCATACGTTTTCGTGGTGCTGGGCAGGAAACACTTCCGACTTGGCAGTGTGCGCAAGCAATACCAGCAGCGATTCTAATTGGGTCGCTTTTATTGTGATTGCATCAATCGCGTTATTGACCCTATTCAGGGTCGTCTGTGCGGCGCGCACTGCATCCTCATTCCAATCCATCATTGACGCCTTCTGATCACCCTCCCGGGATAGGAGTGATGCCATTTTGATGCCACAAATAATGCTGTAATGACCTGAATAGACGTTAATAACAACCCTATTTCGATGCTTAAATTGGTAGCAGTGGCGCACGCCAATATCGACCGATAGAATCCGCCGCATGGCGAACGATGACGACAATCTGGTCAAAACCTCCCTCAGGCTACCGCGGGCGCTCCACGCCGAGATCGAAAAAGCTGCGGATGCCGCCGGCATCTCGACGAACGCAGAAATGCTGCTGCGCCTCGCGCGAGATCCTCATGTCGATACGGCCGGTCAAGTTATTGAGCACATCAGGGAGACAGAAAGTCATGCCGTCGACGCAATGGCCCGGCAGATGAAAGCATTATGGAGCGCGCTGGATCGCGCAAACGTCACGTTGGATCATGTAGCGGGGGCGATGGCACAGGTGAGGCCAGGTACCGATGCAGCCACGCTGAAAGGCGAGGTGGAGTTCGCGCGCGAGCTCATCAACGCCTTGGCCGCTCACCGATGACACCTCATTTCCCCTCATTTGAATGACCATCCAGTGTGCCGCTAAGGTGCCATAGCTCTGCGAAGAAAGCTTAACTTCTTGAAAATTAAGCAATATTTCTATGGATGGAGCAGATCAAGTATTCGACGGCGCTGCCGGTGCGGCCGGGTAAAATCACGGCTAACGAGTGAAAAAGATCAGTAAATACGGTGCTTGTGAGCGCTTTCTCTGACTCGCATTTGATCACGTTCAGTCTACATTTTCGCTTGTTTTTCGTGTGCCGTGGCTCCAAAATGTGTGCCACGAAGGTCATGGCACACTGGGGAAAAGATGGCATCTATTACACCGCGGAAAAACAAGGACGGTTCGGTCTCGTATAAGGCTCAGGTCCGAATCCGCAGAACCGGCAAAATCGTGCACCAAGAGACTCGGACATTCGATCGTCGACAGGCAGCCGCGAACTGGGCCAAGAAGCGTGAGAGTGAGCTGGCGAGCGCCGAAGGGCTGCGCGCAGCTCTTCAGGAAAATCCGCCGATTGCGGACATCATCGACAAGTACAAGAAGGATCGGAAGAAGCCGCTGGATCGGACCAAGAGTTCCATCCTCGAACAGCTCGCGCAATCTGACGTCGGTTCGATCAAGGCAAACGAGCTCACAAGTTCCGACATCGTCTCTGTGGTCAAGGAAGTGGAGATTGCACCGTCGACTCGCGGCCAATACTTGTCACACCTTTCGAGCGTGTTGAAGGTGGCGCGCCCGCTGTGGGGATACCCTGTGGACGCGACCGTGGTCGCTGACGCGCGAGTGGCGCTGACCGACATGGGCCTAGTTGGGCGTTCGCGGCATCGAGAGCGCCGGCCAACGATTGACGAACTCAATCAACTGATGACGCTTTTCGGTCGAATTCGGGAGGGGGCGCCAAGCAGCATTCCCATGCAGGCAATCACAGCATTCACGATTTTCTCGATGCGTCGCATCGGCGAGATTTGCAGGATTGAGTGGGACGATTTCGACCCCGACGAAGCGCGGGTCATGGTGCGCGATCTGAAGCATCCGAACACGAAGATCGGCAACGATACTTGGGTGGACCTGACGCCGGAGGCGGTGCGGATCATTGAGGCTCAGCCGAGGACAGACAAGCGGATATTCCCGTACAGGCCTCTAACCGCGAGTACCGCGTTCGGGAATGCGACTTCGTTGCTTGAGATTGAAGGCCTGACGTTGAACGACTTGCGGCACGAAGGGTGCAGCCGCCTGGCAGAGATGTCATGGACGATTCAGCGCATCGCTGCGGTGACGGGCCACCGTAGTTGGAATACGCTGAAGCGCTACACGCATGTGAGAAAGGTGGGGGACAAATTCGCCGGTTGGAAGTGGCTCGACGTCATCGCCCCGCCGAAGGAAGCAGTTACGACCTGAGTTGATCGCGCTCCTTGTTCGCCGCCGCGGCGCGTTCGTCGATATATTCGGCGAGCGCCTGCACCGTGACGCCCTTGGAGGATTTTTGCGACCCCTCGATGCGCACGACTGGCAACGCTATCTCGCCGGCATTGATTTTGGCGAGTAACTTGTCAGTCTTCAGGTGGGGGAAGTAATCCCTGCACACCTGGTCGAGAGGGATCACAGCCCGGGCACCATATTGCGCGAGCAGAATAAATGCGGTGTTCATTATTTGTTTATTCCTTTCATCAGTTCACGCAGGCTATCCGCCGGTACCGCACTCGCGCGTTTGCCGACCTTGACCAGCTTGAGTCGCCCCTCGGCGACCATCCGATATATCGTCGTCTGTGACAGCCCTAGTAGCTCCATGACCTCTGGTATCCGGTAGTGTTTCTGGATAATGTTGCTCATTGGCGCACCTCGCTTTCTGGAATCAGCTCAGCCAGCGAGTCAAACCATTCTTCCGCTTGCTCGACTGCGTCGCCCACATCTTGGGCCTTCACACCGAAACGGTGAGCCAATACGGGATGACTGATCTGATAAAGATTCGGGCGCACGGTAGTGACGAGTAGCGGCCCCCAGCGATCACTCTCGACGACAACGAATTCGAAAGCAGCCGGCATGCGAGTGTCGCGCGGCCACGCCATGCGCGAGGTGGCATCATGGAGGCGGAGCGACAAGCTACTGTAGCCGGTCAGCACCATGAACGGATGCGCGATCAGATCGTGGATGACGGCCCAGCCTAGAAGCTGTTTTTCATTGGCACATGCTTTGCGCGGGTCAGTTCGCATCGGCGCACTCCAAGCGTGCCGCAACTTGTGCATGCATCTCTGCGAACCGCTCGACGTACCAGTGCGGTTGAGTCTCACGCGGATTGCCCGGATTCGTCAGATTCTTCCCATACTGCAGCCCCGCATCCGTGATCGCCCAGAAATGCTTGATGCCATCGGCGGCGCGCGGCGAGTTGCTTTTCCGTTTCATCTCGACGAGGTATCCCGCCTCACCCAGCAGCAGGTTGTATGCGCGCACGCCGATCCGGATACCGTGGTCGCGGAGCAGCGCGGTCAGCGGCTTCGTAACCATTGAACTGCCTGGTGTATCTGTCGCTGCGTCAACGACGTATGCAGGCAGGAATCCCGGATCTCCGCCGTTGCTCTTGATGATGTGGGTAAGCATTGCGACCTGGCTTGATGGCGCTGGCTTGAGCATGCGTGCAAAGGCCTCGGCACCAGCCAATTCGACGTCAATCTTCGACGGTTGACGAGGCGCCGCGGGCATTTGATAGCCGCCGGTCTTACGAATGCTCGTCAACACCTCTTCGAAAACCCAGCGCTCGAATGCATCGGCGGCCGGAAGGGTGCTGTTGACCACCAGACGCATCATGTCCGCTTCTGAGAGCACGCGCATGTCCTGCGTCCGCCCTAAGGCATCAGTGATGGGGTGCAGGATTTGCACCCCACGGCAGTGCGACCGCAATGCCGTGGTTGAGTCGGCATATCCAAGGATGGCCGCGACGTCTTTACCAACAAAGAAAGGCTCACCGTCGATCTGAATGACGCGAATCTGTCGGCCGGAAAATTCAAACGGAATCAGCTTGTTCATTTACGCTTCCTCCACTGATAAGAAGTGGATCAACAGTTCGGTCTCGCGGTCGGAGATGATCTCGGCCGCCCAAAGCTTCATCAGGAATTGCTTGAGGATCATTTTCACGATTGCACTCCTTGGGCAAGTTCGATTTCGTTCATGAACGCCGGCCGGGCCCGCGCGATGACCGGATAGACGGCTGCCACACGTGCCGCGGGCAGGGCGCCGACGGCCGGCGGCGAGTACGACTTCAGCCGCAAGCCATCGTCTGTATGCGCGATCAGTTCGCGAACGATGCAAGCACCGTCGACGAGCTCGATAACGACGTCGTCGCCTGGTTCCGCGTTGCCTTGCGTGTCGTAGATCACCGCCTCGCCGAGCTTGATACGCGGCCGCATGTCGTTCGTGGGCATTGGAAACGAGAGATAGCGCTCAGGCATATCACACGCTCCCGTAGTGGGCGGCGAAGTAACCGAGTCCGCCAGGGTTGCATTCGAGGACTTCGGCGCAGTTCTCCATGTCTCGAGCAATGCCACGAAGAGCATCGCTGAGAATCACGAAGTCAGTGACGTCACCTTCAGACGGCGGGTTGCGGATACTCCGTAGACACAGGTCATGCAGCGCCGTGATCGAGTGGTACGTTAGTTCGCAGCGGCCCGCGACTGCGGCGATGTCCGATGGTGACGGCGAAGCGTTAGCCATGGTTCACCCCCAGACAGTCCGTCCGCGTGAAAGCCTCCACCAGGCTAGACATTTCATGGGCCAAGTCCTGCGCTAGGCCCATAACCGTCACGAGATGCAGATCACCCTCACAAGTCTCGTACTCACCCAAAATAGCAAGCAGCGAAGCGAGCTGACCAGACCTGATTTCTGCATAATCGCGAATCTGGAACCCATGATGCGTCACAGTGACCGTTCCCGCCTCTCGGTCATGGACAAATGTATGAGTCTTAGGCATTTGCCACCTCCCGCTCCCGCTTCCACTCGGCATGCATGGCGGCCGTCTTGCGCATGCTTTCTGTTTGCTCAAACACGTATTCGCCTAGGCATTCGAGCGCGTTTAGAATGTGCTGCATGGATCCGACGTCGAGGGGCTGGGCATGGCTCATATCGGGCTGGCCCAAGCTGTTGTGCACGATCCGCGACAGTACCTTGATGCCATTGGCCGCGCGTGTAATATCAGCGATATTCACGGAGTGACACACGGAATGCTCCGGCTCGTCGTCGGACAGCCAGGTGTCATTCACAAAGGGATGCGGACCTTTGAATTCAGACATGCTCGCGCTCCTTGCGCTGCAATTGAAACGCAGCATCGGCGCCGATTTGTGCCAGTTCACTGATAACCCGAACCTGGTCCGCGATTACGAAAAGCAGGCTGCTTACGTTGTCGCCGATCTCGAAATTTCCAGCGCGCATCTTCCCCGGCGTGTAGTCGGTATTTATGAGGCATCCGACATTCGAGACAGTATCGGCAAGGTTGTAAGCCATGTGGCTCGCGCACTCGGTTGCCTCCGAGAGAAAGCCAAGTTCGTCGGCGTCAAGGTCTCGGACGCGCTCATTCAGAAAACTGAGGACACTGCTCGGCGTGAATGGCCCAAACCGGCGACCTTCGGGTTTAGCTGTCTTGACATCTTGCTGCTCTGCACTAAAATTCGGCTTGTTCATTTCGTTTTGCCTCTGTTGTATCTGCGCGCCGCATGTTCCTAGGCATTCGGCGCGCACCCTTCCAAGCTGCCATTTCTGGCAACCCCCTAAAAAACTCTTCTTCTTCAAATCGTAGGCGCGAGTGCATCCAACTAGGCAGGACTGCCAAGTAAGCGGGTGACACTACGATTCGAGGGTTTCGTTTGTTCTTGTCTTCGCTAGATTTGCTCCTTGATTCGTGTTGCTACGTTATGGGAATCAATGTTCCGGTAATCGGGTCACAAAAACAACTGTCTGGTCAGGATAAGACCAATCGATGGACTAGATCCCGCCTATCACTTGCATCGAAATCTATCACAGCGGAGGAACAGCTCTAAGCAGGTGAAGAACACCGCGCTTTGTCCATCCACTTTTAAAAATGCTACAGCATAAAAAGGCGAGTTCGACAATACTGGGTTTGATCTTTTCAGTTCGTTCCTAAATAACCCTTAAAAATCAATGACTAGGATCCACCGATTACGCGACCTGAGTTTCCATGTTTAACCTTGATATTGTCGCGAATGCGCGCTATCAGTGAACGCGATCCTGCCAGGATAGTCCTTGAATCGGTCTGGAAGCCGAGTAAGTAGACAACGATCGGCAAGTGGAAAATACGCCCCGGTTCGTTAGAAACCGATATTGCTGGGTCTGATGCTATCGTCAAGCAGGTCTTCCCACACGCGGCTGATGAGCGCGTTGATAACGCAGCTGTCGCGCGATACTTTCGAGAACCGGAGGCAGCCGATGGCGCGCATGATCGGCTCGGCGATATGGGCTGCTGGGCATTGCACCGCGTAGTGGAATCGGATCAGGTTCATGCTGGCCTCAATGTGCGGTAGGACACGTTGAGGTAACTATATCATACGAAACTCAAATTGCAACCTAAAAAGTAAAAACTATAACTTCCCGAAAACCCCTACCACCTCAGCAAACTCTTGAACGACTGCTGCGTCTGCAGCTGGCAGCTCCCAGTCTGGATGGCGCTGCTTGTCCGGGTTGTCTGCGACCAACTTTAGCCCTCCATCTGGTCGAATGAAAAGGCGTCGAATTAGGATCTGTCCCTGCATATGGCAGACATAAATACGTCCGCTCGTGATCTTGAAGTCGCTTACGCGGACGATTAGTGTGTCGCCTTTAACTATGCGCGGCCCCATGTCGTCATTGGGTGCGATCATCGTGGCCGCAGATTTCTCTCCTAAACCAGATTCTTCCAGCCACGCTTTATGCACCGACAGCATGCGCTCAGTATGCTCCGTTAGGAATTCCACATATTCGTCATCTGCACTCTCAAACCTCATTTTTGGAAGGGTCAAGTAGTCCCATTGAGGAATGCCCACCGCCTTGAGAACTTTCTGCCCCAGGGTTTGTGGCTGGGCATCAGGCAAATGATCTGTGTCAAGCCAGTTGGCGGGCATCTTTAGCGTATCTTCATACCGGCGCGCGAACTTGTCCCCGATCACCTTAGTGCCACGCAAATGTTGGTTGACGATAGATGGCGATGGCAATTCCATCATTCGAGCGATAGCAGTCTGGCTGTAAGGCGAGTCATCAACCCATCTACCCAAGTTGACGCGTCGTATTTCGCTGATTGGTTTCATGTCGGCATTAGACCATAGGCAACCTAAAAGGTAAATTAATTGTAACCACGTCGGAAGACGGTTGCAACTATAACTTTTTAAGTTGTATCATGTGGCCATGAGCAAACCAGTCTACATCCCACGCAACTTCCGAGAGTTCTTCTTGGCTCTTCCGAAGGAGCACCGTGAGCGATTCGCCGCAATCGCAGGCACTACCGAAACCTATATCGCCGTGAAGCTCGTCCGAGCTGCCGCCGTTCCTCGTCCGGATCAAATGAACAGGCTTTGGGACGCTTGTGAGGCATATCGGGCGCCCTTCACCCGTGCTGATCTCCTGAAGTTCTTCTATCCGGAGTCGCGCGCATGAGCGGATTTACACGCCACCCGTTGTCCGCCGCATTCCCATCGTTCTCCGACGATGACCTAACCGCACTCGTCGAGGATATTCAGCAATTCGGTCAGCGTGAAACTGGCCTGATGCTCGATGGGATGATTCTGGACGGCTGGAATCGTTATCAGGCCTGCGTGCGCTTGGGCATCGAATTCAATTACCTCGAGTTCGAGGACGAATTCCCTAGCACGGATCCTCGCGCCTACGTCAAATCGAAGAACTACCATCGTCGGCATATGACGGCGTCGCAGCGAGCCGCGTCGATTGTCGCCTTGTCGCAGTGGGCACCTCCCGGAAAGCCTAACGTGGCACCCGGTGCCACGTTAGCGACGAATGCAGAACTCGCACGCGAAGCAGATGTTAGCCCGCGGACGATCCGACAAGCCAAAGCGGCTCACGAAGCGGGCCTTGGTGGCGCGGTGATCGCCGGTGAAATGAGTCTGAAAGAAGCCGATGCACAGATTAAGGCTTCGCGCGCGCGGACCATCCCCGAACAAGAAGCTGCTCTAGTTCACGAAACCGCAGCGGAACTTGCGGCGCGCACGGATGCAGTTGCAACTAAACCGTCTTTGCGTGTCGACGCCGCTGAGGAGTCCTCACAAGCGGCCGACGATGATCTGATTTCGGAATTGCAGGCGCTTCAACGCCGCGTCAGTGTTCTGTCGGCCGAGATCGATTTGTTGACAGCGACCGATCACGGTGCCGAGATCCACAAGCTGACGCAGCTGCTCCTGAATGCCGACGATAAGATCGCTCGGTTCGAGGAGCGCATGAATGATCTGAAACAGTTCGGCGCGAAATTCGATGCGCTGCGGAAGTTGCTGAACGTGAAAAGCAATCGCGACGTTGTGGGTGCAGTGCGCAAATTGGTAGAGGGCCAGCAATGAGGCCGATTACCCCCGAAGAACAGGCTGCGTTCGACCACTTCGGCTTGCGCCAGTATCAGATCGACGCCGTGCTGCGCGTGCGCGAGGCTTATCGCAATGGTGCCCGGAATGTGCTTCTCTGCGCGCCAACGGCGGCTGGCAAGACGCGCATTTCCGCTTGCGTGGTGCACTTGGCATCGAACCGCGGTAAGCAATCCCACTTCGTTGTCGACCGTGAGAATCTGATTGACCAGACGTCGCGCACGTTCGATCAGTTCCGGGTCGCTCATGGCATCGTCCAGCAGAAACACTGGCGCTATCGGCCATATGAACGCGCGCAGGTATTGTCGATTCAAACCGTGATGCGCCGCGGCTGGCCGGACGAACCGAAGCCAGATTTTGTCGTTGTCGATGAGGCGCATACCGTTCACGATGACACTAAAAAGCGGCTCGCTGTCGGTGACACGTATGGTCTTGGCCTGACGGCTACGCCGTTCACCAAGGGACTCGGCCAGATATACGACACGTTGATCAACGTCGAAACAACGAATCGCCTGATCGAGCAAGGCGCGCTCGTACCGTATCGCATTTTCTCGCCCTCGCAGCCGAACATGGAAGGCGTGAAAGTCAATGCTGGCGAGTGGGAGCAGAAAGAGGCGACGAAACGCGCGCTCCAGGTAGTCGGAGATTGTGTTGCCGAATATATCAAGCACGGCAACGGCCAGAAGTTCATCTGCAGCGCGATCACCGTCGACCATGCCCGCGAGCTACACCGCCAGTTCACAGCCGCCGGCATCCAGTGCGTCGTCTATACCAGCCGCGAATCGAAGGAAGAGTGCGACGAGATCGTTCAAGAATTCAGCAAACCTGAATCGTATATTCGCGGCCTGATCACGGTTAGCAAAGCGACGAAAGGTTTTGACGTGCCCGATGTCGGCTGTGTAATTATGTGCCGCCCCCTCCGCAAATCGCTTGCCGATCACATCCAGTTGCTCGGTCGGGGCTTGCGAACGAGTGTCGAAACGGGGAAGACCGAGTGTATTGTTCTCGACCACTCTGGAAACTGTGAGCGTTTCTGGGATGAGATGAACGAGTTCTTCGAGACTGGCGCCATTGCACTGGACGACGGCACGAAGAAGCCGAAGGAAGCGAAAAAGAAGCCCAAGGCTGAAGACGTGATGGTGAAGTGCCCGCACTGCAAGGCACTGCATAAAGCCCGTCCGGTATGCCCGAGCTGCGGCCATGAGTATCCGCGTCGAGCGACGACCGAGCATCTTCCCGGAACGCTCGAAGAAATGCTTGCTGCCGGCCACCATAACCGTCTGAACGCCGACGTATGGCCACAGGTCTGCACGTATGCGCGTGACAAGTACCCCGATGACTTTCTGAAGGCTCGCGGCGCCGCTTACGCGATGTACAAGGTGTTGACCGGCCAGATGGCAAAAGCCGACTTTTGCCAGACGACCCCGAAGCCGTTGACGTCTGAATTGCGTAAAAAGCTCGAGAACATGGATAGGGCTTATTGGGTCAGGCTTCGGGCAAGACAAAGGAGAGCCGCATGAATTTCGAACAGGCTCTCTCCGCTCATGGCCTGATGCCTAAGCGCATTGTCGACGACGGCAAATGGTACCGCTGCGCAACCGCAGACAAGCCGGGCAAGCGTAATGGCGCCTATCTGCTGTGGTTCGGTGGCCAGCGTGGCTACTTCAAGAACTTCGCTACGGACGACGACTATTGCGAATGGCGCTCTGACCGTCCGGTTTCAGTCTCCGATCAGCGCGCCATGGATGAGCGCATCCGGCGCCTTCGTGAACAGGAAAACGCTGCTCGCGCCCGCGCAGTTGCGGCAGCGCGCACTCACTGGAATTCCCTTCCGATCCTCACAGACTGGCATGCGTACATCGAACGCAAGGGGCTGACGCTGCAGGGCTGCCAAGGGCTCCGCGTGGATGGCGACGACCTGGTCATCCCAATGTATCGCGGCGGCGCGCTGGTGAGCCTGCAGAACATCTCGATGGCCGGTGAAAAGCTGTATCGCAAGGGATGCCCGACGAAGGGCGCTTCGTTCGTGATGTCGCGATCGAAAAGCGTAGTGACATGTTTCGTCGAAGGGTTCGCTACCGGCCTGGCCGTGTTTCAGACGGTACCGAATTCATCGGTTGTGGTGTGCTTTGACGCACAGAACCTGCTCGCCGTCGCGCAAGAGACGAAGATCCGCGGTATGGGCGTCGTGTGCGCTGACAATGACTGGGAGACGCAGCGCGACAAGGGTATTAACAAGGGTGTCGAGAACGGCAGGAAGGCCGCCGAGATGATCGGGTGCGGCATCTCCTACCCGGAGGGAATCAAAGGTACTGACTGGGCCGATGCGTTACAGGAGTGGGGCGATCGCGGTCCGGCAAAAGTCCGGATGCAGATCATGAAGGGCGCGAAGCTAGTTGTTTCGCGGTAGGGGTGTAATCGGATTACACCGCGCCATGACAGGCGTTATGCGGAGAGCCCGCAGTCGTGCAGTGCATGCAGTACCGCGAATAGGTGTAGCGGGATAGAAGAAAACCGAACGGGGGGCCATAACCCAGCCCCAGCGGATAAAAGGATCGGGAAACTGATTCGGCGTAGCGCCTGCCGCGATAAACGTACCGAACTTCGGGAGCTTGAATGTGAGCCCGTTGGAGCAGATGGAAAGGTCACCGCACACGGGCGCGACAGTCTGCTTAGGTTAGATAAACCCAACGCTACCGCACCGTTTTTTGGTGCGTCCCGGGTGTGGTTCTTGAGAAGTGGAAGCCTGGTTCTGATGTCCGCTGGCTGGCAACGGCCTCCGAAAACCAGTTCATGAAAAGCAAGTACGAAAACCGAATGGAGATGTCAATGAACGTACAAGAATTTCCGACGCTGCGCGCAATTACGGATCATGTGGTGAATCCTGCCAATGATCGTCTACGGATCACGGTGACCGATGCACCTGGCTCGGGCGGTGCAAATCACCGATACGTAGTCGGCGGCTTCGACCTGTCGAGCAACCCGTCTCTTGATCCGGATGGCCTAGAAACCGAGTCGCCTAGGCAGGTCGTGATGGTGTTTCAGAACGGCCCGATTAACGAAGCCGGCGTGAATGGCATCACGCATGAGGTGCTGCTCGCGATCGTCGCCGATCGTCTGCGTTCGTTCCAGGCTGGCCCGTACGCATGCAAGGCAAATGCCTGCGCGCTGACGCATATCGAGGAAGCGCAGCACTGGCTCCAGCAGCGCACGCTCGAGCGGATGCGTCGCGGCGTCGAAGGCACACACCAAGCTTAATGGGAGGTGCGATGCATCAGATCGACCGGCTGACTTCGCGCGATGGCGGGTGGGTTACTACGCGGACGAAAGACGGCTCGCAGACGCTGCAAGAGCCGTTCTACTCGACGAACCCGCTGTACGTCGCGCAGCACAAGGAATGGGACTGGCAGGAATGCGACGCCGCGCTCGCGAGGCGCGAAGTCAACCGGTCCTTGAGGATTAATTCAACGAATCACGAGAAAGCATGACCACGACTGTTCTCTTGGTCTTTCTGATGGCCGCACTCTCGATCGCGCTGCACGACCGGCGGATCACGCACCGGCAATTCACCTGGTGGGCGGTGCAGTCGATCGCGCTCGCGATGTTCGTTGTGGGGAGGCAGCTTTGATTTATTCAATCACATGCGTCCAGACTGGCACGCAATGCCAGCGCAAAGTTTGCTTGCAGGGCTCTCAATGTGTCCTAGGCGATCCGTCAAAGAGCGTTTCGCATCAAGTCGGCGCCAATGATTATCCGCTTCCATCTCCTCAACTCGGTTGGAAATGCCCTGTTTGCGGCAAAGGCAACGCGCCATTTTCACCGACATGCGGCAACCCAATGTGTGGCGTGGATCTATCGAGGCCGACATGCTGATCTCAATCGACCCAGGCATCCATCCCGGCATCTGTACGGCAACGAGTTCTGTCCGCTGGCCAAGCACGATGGACGGGCAGACAGCCTGCTCATTGGACGGTATGCGCAGCGGCATTTTGTGTGAGGTGAGAAATGAGATCTAGACTGTACTCGATGGCGCACGATTGCCCGCAATGTGGTTCTAAAGATGCGCCTGATGTGTGGGGCGGCGCTCGTATGCTGTCAAGCCAATGGGGCCACGACTTCTTATGCTGTAGCGACGCCTGTGGCTTTGCGTTTGCCGAAAAACACCGCAAGCTTGAAAAGACGCGAACAGGCCGGAAAGAGCTTGCCGATCTCTGGGAGAAGCTCGCCGAGCAGAACGATTCGCGCCTCTGTGGAGAGCCGTATTACGGATATGATGCCGAGCAGCTTCTGAAGCATCGGAGGAGCTGACATGTGTTACGGCAACCCCACCAAATCCCTCTCCATCGCCCGCGAGCGCATGACAGCCGAGCAATGGGCGAAGTTCGAGGTTGACTTCGAGCACTTCTGTGTGACGAGCGGTCTCGGAGTGCCAAGTCCTCTTGATATTCCTGGTTGCTTGTCGTTCTCTTGGGCTAAGTGGTCCTATCTCAGCGCGAGGCCTCGCGATCCTTATCCGACTGCAGATCAACGCGTCTCTGACGCCTACTTCGAGAAAGTCGCCATTGCCTCGATGACCGACGAGCAGGCGGAAATGAGTTTGGAGCGATGGAAAGGAGAGGCGAAATGATGACGGACAGCGAAATTATTGATGCGGCGCTTCGCCATTACCACATGTTTCTCTCGGATGCCGGATGCGCAATGGCACAAAAGTCATTCCGCTTTAAGTCAGGCCGGGAGTTGACAGCAAATGAAGTGTCTGAAGTTCTCGATACAGCGAGACGTACCGCCGAAATCTTGCGCATTCGCGCCGAGACGAAGTCAAATGGAGAGGCGAAATGAAGCTCTGCAAAGACTGCAAGCACTTGGGGCATATCGGCCCCTATGACATGTGCCGTTCGCCGGATGCCGCTAAAGATCCGGTCACTGGAAACGCATTCGCCACGTTTGAGCGGCAGGCGATAGGCAATTGCAAATCCGAGGGGAGGCTATTCGAACAGCGAATTGGCTTCTTCAAACGAATATTCGGCTGACAGCACGAACAACGGGGAATGACATGAAATTCTGCAAGGACTGCAGGCACTTCGAGAAAGGCGTCTTCGCGAACGGCGGCTCGCTGTTGCCCGGCTTCGCGATGGCCTTTCCGCCTAAGTGCCACGGCAATCCAGAGCCCACGTTCAACCTGGTGACCGGCGAGCGCAGAACCTATGCGGGCGATTGCGCTGACGTGCGCTGCGACGGCATGAGGTGCGGCCCGGCGGCTAACTGGTTCGAGCCTGCGACGCTTGACGGGCGACTCGCAATGTTGGAGGAAAGCGATAGTGACAGATGACATGCTGGACCAGGCTGAGCGCGATGTGATCGAAATCATCAAAATGATCCAGCGCGACTATCAGAAACAGATTGAGCCGTATGTGGAACGATTAGCGACGCTTCGGAGCTTGCTGCCGGCTCCCCCCATTGTGATAGATGCGTCGGTATGGCAGGACTTACACATTGCAAAGGTGGCGAATGAACGATCAACAAATTGATGCGTATTGCGAACGCTGGTACATGTGGTGCGTAACGCGCCGACTGTATGCGCCGCCGTCAAAGCTGAACATTCTGGCTCGCTTGCAGCCGCGCAAGACGCCGCTGCGCGATCCGGACGGCCAGCTTGACGCCGACATGTCATTCTTCAATATGGCCATCCACGGGCTCTGTGAAGATCCTGCACATGCTGCCGAGGCTGCGTGCTTCCTCGGACTGTTCTGGTACGCCGTCAACGTCAAGGCATTGGCTCGAGAGATGAACTGCGCGCGAGGCACTATCTATAACCGGGCTCGCAAGTTTGCGGCCCATGCGATGACGCTTAGCAAGACGCTCCGAAAAATTCAGGATGCCAATAGTTTGCCGAAGTGTTCAAGTTTCTCTGAACATAATAGTGCTTTAGTAGATTGAACACTTAGGCGTAGAATTGAATGTAATTAGGCAGTCTCCGAAACTGCCTCTGAAGCCCGCAACGCGAAAGCGAAGCGGGTTTTTTGTATTTTGTCCCGAAAAAGCACATGGATACCTCGCCAGACGGTCAGCGGATTGTCGATTCGATCGAGCGCGACATCACGCACATGCGCGCAATCGACGCCGCGCTGAAAGAATCGCTATTCACTCGACTGGATGAATTGCGCGACATTCTCGGTGCTTTGAAGCCGGCAGCCTAATACGGGTGGTAGCGCAGGGCGCAGGACGGATTCCAAATCTGCTCCGGGTGGAGTTCGACTCTCTCGCCGCCCGCCATTTCGATAGGCTCTTCGAGCCTAGTTCTTAGAGATTCACAAATCAAGCTCGCATTCGCGGGCTTTTTTCATTTCAGATCTCGCAAGCCGTGAGTGCGCTAACCGCGGCAGCCTCTGACGTTCTGGAAGTCGTGGGTCTCCGCCGGCACGCCGGAACTCTGCACGACGCGGGCTGAGGCATCCTTAACCCTTGGAGTGAATCATGAGCGATCCCGTCGCAGAAGCAGCAGCGCAATTGGTGCAGCAACCGGCCGAGCCGACCTTGCTCGAAACGGCCATGAACACGATTCATGACCTCGAAGCGAAGGTCGAGCATCTGATTCATCCGGAGGCCGTGAGCGTGGGCATCGAGAGCAAGCCGTCGCTGGAATCCGCACCGCTCGCTACCGCTGAAGTCGCCGCGCCCGTCACTGGCAACGTGCTGGTGAACGCGGCACCGGTTGTGGAGGGAAACGTCGATACCGGAACGTCTGGCTCAACCGTCCCGGCCATCTCTTCGAGCCGCCCCTCGATCAATTCCGATGCGAATGTGGGCGAATCTGGTTCGCAAGCGACTGGAGCCGAGGCTTCTGACCTCCCGCGCGCATCGCACCTGATGCTGCTCGAAGCGAAGATCTCAGGCTTCCGCGCGAAGCTTGCCAATGCCGAACGTGTTGCGCTCGACGAGTTCGAGGCGATCGTCGGGCATGTGAAAGCTGTTCTATAACAACGGCCACTGGAAAGATGGGTCGCAAGTCTTCGCTCACGCCGGAGCAATGGGTAGAGATCGAGCGGCGCCATCTCGTCGACGGCGAGTCGGTTCGGTCGCTTGCGAAAGAATTCAGTGTCGATGAAGCCGCTATCCGTCGCAAGATAAATCCGCAAAAGTCCGTAGACGAAAAGTCCGTGAAAAGCTTGCGGGAATTGGCAGACGCCAAACTCAGCGCTGACAAAGTGGTTAAGGAAATATCCGCGGAAATATCCGCATTACCGATCGCACGGCAGCAGATCGTGAGTGACCTCGCACAGAAGCTCATGAACATCAGCGGCCACCTGGCGTCAGCGGCCGAGTACGGCGCTGCTACGGCTCACCGGCTGTCTGGCATCGCTCACATGAAGATTGCCGAGATCGACGACTCGAAGCCGCTAGACCCGCAGAGCATCGAAACGCTGAAGGGCATCGCTGTGCTTACGAAGATGGCTAATGAATCCAGCGAGATTGCCGTCAATCTGCTGACCGCTAACAAAGAGACGGTGAAAGAGTTGAACAAGCCTCGCGATCTGTCGACGGAAGTCAGGCGTGTTGAACTGGTGCCGATGGATGATAACGGCGCAAATTGATCTTCCGCGCAAGCTGATTCCGGTATTTGCTGGGGAAGCTGACGTACGCGGGGCATACGGCGGTCGGGGTTCAGCCAAGACGCGGAGCTTCGCAAAGATGGCTGCGGTGCGCGGCTATATGTACGGATCGGCCGGCATCACCGGCATTCTGCTGTGTGCGCGGCAGTTCATGAACTCGCTTGAAGATTCCTCGCTCGAGGAAGTAAAGCGAGCGATTGAAGAAGAGCCGTTCTTGGCTGCGTATTACGAGATCGGTGAGAAGTACATCAAAAGCCGTGACGGTCGGATTTCGTTCGCGTTCTCTGGTCTTGATCGCAATATCGCGTCGGTCAAGTCGAAGGGTCGGATTTTACTGTGTTGGGTCGATGAGGCCGAGCCGGTAACCGATGAAGCGTTCACCACGCTGATACCGACGCTGCGGGAAGAGGGCGACGACTGGAACGCTGAGCTGTGGGTGACGTGGAACCCGAAGCGGAAGACGGCAGCGGTCGAAAAGCGCTTCCGATACACCGAAAGCCCTCGCGTGAAGGTGGTCGAGCTGAATTGGCGCGATAACCCGAAGTTTCCACGAAAGCTACAGCGCGACCGTCAGACCGATCTCGACGAGCGGCCGGAGCAGTGCGACCACATATGGGAAGGTGGATATGTGACTGCGCTCGAAGGAGCGTACTTCACGAAGCACCTGGCCGTGGCGAAAGAGGAGGGCCGAATCGGCTTCTTCCCGGCTGACCCGCTGATGACGATTCGCCTCATCTGCGACATCGGCGGGACGGGTGCACGTGCTGATGCGTTCGTGATTTGGGCGATGCAGTTCATCGGTCGTGAGATCCGGATTGTGAACTACTACGAGGTTGTTGGTCAGCCTGTCGATGCGCACGTAGCGTGGTGTCGGTCAGAGGGCTATACGCCTGATCGCGCGCAGTTCTGGTTGCCACATGATGGATCTACGCAGGACAAGGTTTATGACGTCTCGTATCAGTCCGCGCTGAAGGCCGCTGGATACAAGGTAACGGTAGTTCCCAATCAGGGCAAAGGCGCAGCGATGCAGCGCATTGAGCGCGCGCGTGTGCTGTTCCCACAGATCCGTTTTAACGCAGAAACGACTGAAAAAGGCCGCGACGCACTTGGCTGGTATCACGAAAAGCGCGATCAGGCGCGCGGCATCGGACTAGGTCCCGAACATGATTGGGCCAGTCACGGCGCCGACGGATTTGGCCTTGGCTGCGTGATCTGGGAAGAGCCGACGCCTCCGAAACCTAAACCTGTTGTCCGCCGCCCATCAGTTGGTGCTGGCGGCTGGATGTCTTAAGGAAGCCTGTCTAAATGGCACGCAAACGCAAATCCGACGACGCTGAATCGAGCGGGCTGGACCCGATCGTCAAGGAAGCGAAGGATAGGTTCGCCCGTTGCGAGGACGCCGAAAGCGAGTTCCGGAAGCTCTTCGTCGAGGATATGAAATTCGCCAACGGTGACCCGGATAACAACTGGCAATGGCCGGACCGCATCCGCCAGTCTCGAGATGGCGACGCTCGGCCATGCCTGACGATCAATAAAGTCCGTCAGCACAACCTCCAGATCATCAACGATGCGAAGCAGAACAAGCCGAGCATCAAGACGCTGCCGGTCGATGGCCAGGCTGATATCCAGATCGCTAAGATTCTCGACGGCATCATGCGGCACGTCGAATACAACTCGCACGCCGAGATTGCGTATGACACGGCTACCGAGTTCGCGGTACAGGGCGGCCTGGGCTACTGGCGCGTGATCACTGACTATGCGCACGACGGTTCGTTCGAGCAGGAAATCTTCATCCGGCGCGTGAAAGATCCGTTGTCGGTCGTGATCGATTGCGATATTCAGTCCGCCGATGGCGCCGATGCCAAGTTCGGCTTTGTGTTCGAGGACGTGCCGAAAGAGGAATACGAGGCGCAATATCCGGACGAAGACCCAGCGAGCGTCACATTCCCGATGTCTGCTACCGGCGATCCGTGGCTTGATAAGGACCACGTGCGCGTATGCGAATACTTCCGCCGCGCCGAAAAGAAAGACATGCTGATCAACCATCCGGTCAAAGGCCCGATGAAGTTGTCTGCAGTGGATGATGCGGACGAGCGTAAATCCTTGCTGGCTGACGGCAATGTGAAGAAACGCGAGATCGTTGAGCCGCATTTCGAGTGGTACAAGATTGCCGGCGACAAGATCATCGATCGCAAGGAGTGGCCAGGCCGCTATCTGCCGATCGTGCGCGTAGTAGGCGAGGAAATTGTCATCAACGGCAAGGTCGAGCGTAAGGGCCATACGCGAGGCATGAAAGACGCTGCGCGCATGTACAACTACATGACCTCGGCTAACGTCGAATACATCGCGCTCCAGACGAAGACGCCGTACATTGCGCCGGCTGAAGCGATCGAAGGCTATGAGGATGAGTGGGCAAACGCGAACAAGGACAACAAGGCGTATCTGCCCTACAACAGCGTCGACGAGCACGGCAATCAGATTCCCCGTCCGCAGCGCGAGCAACCGCCTGTAGGCGCTTCTGCGTACCTGCAAGCCATGCAAACGGCCCAGCAGGAACTGATGATGGCCAGCGGCCAGTATCAGGAGCAGTTTGGCGCACCGTCGAATGCTGATGCGGGCGTTGCGATCGCGGCCCGTCAGCGCCAGGGCGACAAGGCTACCTATCACTTCATCGACAACGTTGCTCGAGCAATCCGCTACACCGGTCGGATCATGGTCGACCTTATCCCGAAGATTTACGACACGCAGCGTGTGGTGCGGATCGTCGGCGAGGACGGCAGTGAGGACTTCGCGCAGATCAATCCCGAGCAGCCGCATGCAGTGGGCGATGCTAACGGTCAGCCGGCACCGATTCAGCCGCAGGGATCGCAGAAGCCGACCGCCGCAGAGGCCGCGCAACTGATCTACAACCCCGGCATCGGGCGCTATGACGTGACGGTTGAGGTCGGCCCTAACTACGAGACGCGCCGGCAGGAAGCGTTCCACGCGCTCACGCAGATCATGTCGCAGGATCAGGACTTGATGAAGGTCGCCGGCGATCTGCTGTTCAAGGCCGCGGACTTCCCGATGGCCGATGAGGTCGCAGAGCGCCTGCACCGCACGATCCCGCCTCAGATCCTCGGCGAAGGTCCGAGCCCGGAAATGCAGGACGCCACGCAGAAGATGCAGCACATGGGCCAGATGATCGAGCACCTGTCGCAGCAGCTTCAGCAGGCACTCGCTGACAAGAATATCGAGCAAGTGAATGCCAGCATCAAGGCATACGACAGCGAAACCAAGCGCATGCAAGCTCTCGGACCTGTCGATCCCGCGCTCGTTTCTCACTTGGCGACGCAAGTCGTGATGCAGATGATGCAGGAGGGCTCGCCTGAAGGCATGGTAGCCCCTCAGATGCAACCGCCGCAGCTGCCGCCTCCACAGGCCGCGCCGCAAACCCAACCGAACCCGCCGAGCGCGGGTTTTTCTTTGCCCGCTCCCCAAGGACAGTGACATGTACCCAGGCATTCTGCAGGACCTCGGCTCGACGACGCCGATTCAAGGCCTCTACAACATCAAGCAGGTTCTGACGCCGGCCTCGGTCGGCGCGAACACCACGAGCGAACAGACGTTCAACGTTCCTGGTGTGCTGCCGGGTGACTCGATTGACATCAACAAGGCATCGCATCAGGCCGGATTGGGCATCACGAATGTTCGCGCCAGCGCTGCCGGTGTCCTGGCGATCACATTCATGAACAACACTGCGGCGCCGATCGTGCCGGTGAGCGAGCAATACATCATCGGCGGCGTTCGCTAAGACACGGCAATACAGCGCCTTTCCACGAAGGCCCGTTTCTCTCACGAGAGCGGGCCTTTTTCTTTTGGTCCGTACCGGTGCGGAATCACCGGGCTCAATCCTTGGACACGTCCATGCAAACGCAAGAGAACGCTTCAACCGAAGTAGAGAACGTCACGCCTACGGCCTCCATGGAACAGGCGCAACAGCCCGCTGAAGTCAGCACGGAACCGGGCGCCGGGCAAACCGCAGAGCAATTCGAGCAGCAGGCGCAGCAGGAAAAGCCCAAGAACGACTGGGTTCAACGCCGCATCGACCAGCTCACGCGGGAGAAACACGAGGAAAAGCGGCAGCGTGAAGCGCTCGAACAGCAGTTGCGGCAGTACCAGCAGCCTACTGAGAGCACGGCTCCGAAGCAGATGACCGCTGACGAGATCCGGGCCGAAGCGAAGCGCCTCATTCAGCAAGAGAAGTTCGACGACGCATGTAACAAGGTTTTCGACGCCGGCAAAGGCGAGTTCGGCAACGAGTGGGATTCGTCGCTGCGCACGTTCCAGATGCTCGGCGGCGCATCGCCCGAGTTTCTCGAGGCCGTCACTGCGATGGATGCAGGCCACAAGGTACTGCATCACCTCGGCCAGAACCCGGAAGTCGCTGAACGCCTGCTGTCCCTTCCTCCGTTGCGCATGGCGCTTGAGCTCGCCCGTCTCGAATCGACGGTCGGTCAGGCGAAACCCAAACCCGTTTCCAACGCCCCCGCACCGATCAACCCGATCGGCGGACGGTCTGCGTCTGTCGAGCCCGAAGAGTTCGCGACGGCCGCAGAGCAGATCGCGTGGTGGAAGAAACACGGCTCCAAATGAGGCCTAGAAAATGAGCAATACCCTTCTTAATACCAGCAAGATCCTCGATAAGTCGCTGATGATCCTTGAAAACAACCTGGCGTTTTCGAGCCGGGTGAACAAGGAATACAGCGACGAATTCGCCGTCAAGGGCGCGAAGATCGGCTCGACGGTGAACGTGCGAAAGCCGGTGCGCTTCGTCGGTACGAGTGGCCCCGCGCTGAACATCGAGAACGTGAATGAAACCGTGATGCCGGTCACGCTCGACACGCAGTTTCACGTCGACTTCCAGTTCTCGTCGCAGGAACTGACGTTGAACATCGACGACTTCGCTGAGCGCTATCTGGCGCCGGCGATGGCGACGATCTCGAACAAGATCGATCTCGACGGTCTCAGTCTGTACACCAAGGTTGGCAATCAGGTCGGTGTCGCCGGCACCACGCCGACCGATATTCAAACCCTCCTGGATGCCGGCACGCGTCTCGATCAGGAGGCAGCGCCGCGCGATGGGCAGCGTGCTGTCGTATGGGACCCGGCTGCAAACGGAAAGATGGTGAAGGGCGCCGCCGGCCTGTTCAACGCACCGCAGAAGATCAGCGACCAGTATGCAAGCGGCATCTTCGTTCCGGCGCTGGGCTTCGACATCGGCATGGACCAGAACGTCAACGTGGCGACCACTGGCACGCGCACCAACGGCACGGTATCGGGCGCAGGTCAGACGGGTAGCTCGCTGCTCATGACCGGTCTCGGCGCTGGTGGCACGGTCGCGGCGGGCGACACCTTCACGCTCGCAGGCGTGTTCGCCGTCAACCCGCAATCGCGCCAGTCGACGCGCGTGCTGCGCCAGTTCACAGTGCTCGCCCCGGCGACTGCTGACGGATCGGGTAACGCCACGCTGTCGATCTTCCCAGCGATCAACACGGCTGCATCGAACCAGCAGTACCAGACGGTCACGGCCGGCCCGGCGAACGCCGCTGCGGTCACGTGGGACGTTGCCGCGGGCACGCAGTACACCGTGAACATGGCGTACCACAAGAACGCCTTCACGCTGGCCACGGCTGACCTGCAAATGCCGGAAGGTGTCGACTTCGCCGGCCGCCGTAATCACAAGGGGATCTCCATGCGGATCGTGCGTCAGTACGCGATCGGCACGGACACGTTCCCCTGCCGTATCGATGTTTTGTACGGCTGGCGCCCTGTGTACAACGAGCTCGCCTGCCGTATCGCCGGCTGATTGACCAAGGGGCTGCCATGTTCGGTTCGACATGCGGCCCCTGTCTCTTTCTGGAGTGGTTCATGTCCTACGAAAAATTTCCGATGTGGACGCATAAGCAGGGCGAGAAATCGCGCATCGTTCACAGCCAGGAAGAACTTGAAGCACTCGGCGAAGGCTGGTCAGATTCGAATCACGTGCCGTCCAAGGTACACGTCGATGCCGACACGTTCCAGCATTACCCGAAGTGGGTAGGTGACAAGTTGGTGCGCAGCGCCGAGGAAGAAGCCGCACTTGAGCCCGAGGAGACCGACGAACGCACGGTGCTGCTGCAGATCGCCGACGAGCGCGGCGTGAAGATTGATCGCCGCTGGTCGGCTGAGAAGATCCGCGCGGCTGTGGAGGCAGCGTGACTGCTCCTGTGGAATTGATCACGCTTGCGTTGAAAGACATCGGCGCGCTCGGCATCGGTCAGTCGATCTCCCCCGAAGACACCGCTGATGCGCTCGCCACGCTGAATATGATGCTCGGCCAGTGGTCGGCGGAGCGTCTGAGCATCTATCACCTGATCGATACAGCCATTCCGTCTACCGGCGCGCAGTCCTATACGGTCGGTTCTGGCGGAGACTTCAACATCGCGCGCCCGATCAAGATAAATGCGGCCTATGCGCGGCTGACGAGCAGCGGCGCCAGCAATGCAATCGACTATCCGATTCGCCTGATAGATGCTCGCGAGGATTACGCAAATATTTCCGTCAAGTCCCTGGTATCGTTCCCCGAATGGGCGTTCTACGACTCCGCATTCCCGCTCGGCAATCTGGCTCTTTATCCGGTTCCAAACAGTAGCTTCGAACTCCACATCGTAACAATGGACGTACTGCCGCAGTTCACCGACTCCGCGGCACAGATCAGTTTGCCAGACCCGTATCTCGCAGCGATCCGCTACAACCTCGCCATTTATCTTGCGCCGTCGTACCAGATCCAGCCGATGGGCGCACTCGTGCAGCTTGCGATGAACGCCAAGCGCGTCGTGAAGCGCATGAACGTGCAAATCCCCTCGCTGACGATGCCTCGCGGCATTGTGAGCAAGTCGCGCTACAACATTTACGGCGACACAACCTACTGATGCGCATCCCGCTCACCACCGGCGCGTATCAGACGCGCAGCGTCATTGCGGAAGCGCAGCGCAGCGTGAACCTGTATGCCGAAGCGAACCCGCAGGACGCGCCGTGCCCGTTCACCTATTACCCGACGCCGGGCCTCACGCTCGTCTCGGCGCCGCCGGTTGCGGGTGAGTCGCGCGGCATCTACACCGCGAGCAACGGCAAGCGGTACGAGGTCGTGGGTCCATCCGTCTATACGGTCAGCTCAACGAACGTCTATACGCTGCTCGGCAAGCTAGCGTCGTCTGCCGGCCCGGTGTCGATGGTCGATAACGGAACTGACCTGTTCATCGTTGATGGAACAGTGAACGGATTCACGGTTAGGATTGCGACAAGCGTCATGTCGCCAGTGACTGATCCGGCATTCTATGGCGCGGACAAGGTTGATTTCGTTGATGGATTTTTCCTGTTCAATCGGCCCGGAACGCAGCAGTTCTATATCTCTCTGTTCGATGACGTAACGTTTGATCCGCTCGATATTGCATCGAAATCGACCTATTCCGACGATCTTGTCACGTTGGCCGTGATGCACCGGGAAATCTGGCTGTTCGGTGCATTGACGACCGAGGTCTGGTACAACACCGGCGCCTCAGATTTCACATTCGGCCGCATGCCTGGCGTGTTCATCGAGCATGGGTGCGCGGCCAAGCATTCCGTCGCCAAGATCGATCTGGCGCTGTTCTGGCTCGGTCAGGATCTGCAAGGTCAGAATGTCGTATTTGCCGGCCGCAACTACAGCGCTGAGCGCATCTCGACACACTCCATCGAGCAAGCGCTGGCCGGCTATTCACGCATTGATGACGCGATCGGCTTTTCATACCAGCAGGGCGGTCACGCCTTCTATGTGCTGACGTTTCCGACCGCTAATGCCACGTGGTGCTTTGACGTGGTGACTGGCCAGTGGCACCAGCGCGCATATCTGGAAGCAGATGGAACGCTTAGCCGTCATCGCATGAACTGCCATTCGCTCAATGGTGGCCGGAATCTCGTAGGTGACTGGCAGACGGGTGCAGTCTACATGCTCGACCAGAACGCCTATACGGACAACGGCGCGACCATCGAATACATCCGCGCATTCCCGCACATTCTCGGCGCTGATGGCAACCGCGTGATGTTCCGCCAGTTCATCGCAGATATGGAGGTCGGCAACGGTCTGCCAGACGACTCTGCTGAGCCTCAAGTCCGGTTGCGATGGAGCGACGACCGCGGCCGAAGCTGGGGCAATTGGGTGACCGCATCACTTGGCAAGGTCGGCGAATACCTGACCTCCATCCAGTTTCAGCGGCTCGGTTACGCACGCGATCGCGTGTTCGAACTGTCCTGGTCGGCACCGGTGAAGACTGCGCTTAATGGCGCTTTCGTCGATGTTTCGAGGGCACGCACGTGAATACCGGGGCAAATTTCCCGTCAGGCAACCCGCTTGATCCTGCCGGTAATTTGACACCGCAATGGCGCATGTTCTTCCTGACGCTTTTCACCCGATCTGGCGGCGCCGCGGGGAACGATACGTCGACGCTTCAGGCCGCGATTGCCGCTGCGAATGCGAATATCGACGATCTTCAGACCGAAGATGGACAAGGCGCGCCGGCACCGGATATGGCGGCTGTGTTCGGCCTGATCTATGTTGTCGAAGCGATCGCAGCGCAGGCCATGGCCGCGGCATCGCGGCAGCCTGACGAGCGTGGGGAGACCGGAGAAAGCGCGAGCGTGACCCACCTGTCGCAGCGCGTCGCAGAACTTGAAGGGCAGCTCGAGCACTATCGCTGCGATGATGCGTTGCGGATTCGCATTGCCGATCTCGAATCGAAGATCGAGGCGATTGCTACGCCTCAGATCGCAGACGCGTCGCAACTTGGACTCGGCACGGCAGATTCGCCGACCTTCGCGGGCGTTACATCGACGGGGCCGGTCACCGGTATAGGCGCATCAACATCGACATATGCGATGACAGCGGCGCGCAATGGCGCGTCGTCGTCGCAGTATGTCGGCCTCGGTGGACTGGCTGGATCAAACGCAGTCGACTCATATTCCGCATCATCGAACGCGAAGTTGATGACGTACAACGCAACTACCACCTCGAGCAATACGGCGCCGACGTCAGGATCTGTCGGGCATCAGTGGTCGATCCTTGGAGTCGCGAAGATGTTGCTGAACCAGAGTGGCAACCTGCTCGTAGGCACGACGACGGACGACGGCAGCGGGAATCCAATTCAGTCGAATGCCGGTCTATCTATCAAGCCCTCCACTACAACAACAGCGCCAGCTGCTGGCGGCGCTGGTGCACTCCCGGCTACGCCTCTCGGCTACGCAACGATCCGCATCAACGGCACTGACCGCAAGGTCGCCTACTACTGAGGCAATCAATGATTACGTGGAAACAACTCTGTCAGAACGTCCTGACCGGAGCGGCTGCGGCCGTATATGCGGCTCCCACTGGCACGGCGACCGCTATCCATCAGGCGAGCGCGTGGAATCCCGGCGCGAGCGTCGTGCAGCTGAAGCTCTACATCGTGCCTGCCGCGGGCGCTGCAGCCGATGCGACGACGATCTGGTCGACGAACGTTCCGGCCGGTGCGTCTGTGCAGATTCCGCAAATCATCGGCCACAAGTTGCAGGCCGGGCAGCAACTGTTCGCGGTTGGCCTGGGTGTCACGTTCACCGTGTCGGGCGCGGAGAACGTCCAGCAATGACGACACACATCGGGCATTCCGCCTGCACGCTGAATATCAGCGGTATTGAATTCTTCCCGAGCTAACGCGTGGAACATTTTCTGCAAATTGCATCTGGCGTTGACGTGGCGCCGCTGATGGCAGCCATCGACGCGCAGCCGGAACTATGGGATGCACACAGGGAGCGCAAGGAATCGGACGGTAGTCCGCACTCGCGCATGTCGGATATCTGGGTCCGATACAACGATAAGGCGCGATACAAGGATCGTGAGTCGTTCAACGCGGAGCATGTGCCGGTCTGGTATCCCGCATGGCATGCGCTGCCGGAAATGCGGCCGATCGTTTTCGATCTCATGGCTGAGGTTGAGGGTGAAATGCTCGGCGGTGTGCTGATCACGCGCATCCCTGCCGGCGGCGGCATCGCTCCGCACGTCGATTGCGGTTGGCACGTCGAGTACTACGACAAGTTCTATGTGTCGCTTCGCAGCGCGCCGGGCGCGGAATTCTTCTGCGATCACGACGGCATTGTTGAGGCGCTCAATCCGAAGGTGGGCGAAGTCTGGCGCTTCGACAACCGGAAGAATCATTGGGTAGAGAACCGTAGTGATCAGGACCGCGTAACGCTGATCGTATGTATCAGGACGGAAAAATTCAAATGATCGACCTGCATATCAAGCATTTCTTTTCGGGGCGCGAGTACGCCAAACAGATGACATTGCCGGCGGGCCATTACGCCGAGACGCACGAACACCAGTACGACCATATCTCAATCCTTGCTGCCGGTGAGGTCATGGTTTGCATCGACGGAATGCAAGAGAAGCATGTTGGCCCGACTGCGCTGGTTATTCCAGCCGGCAAGGTGCATCGGATCGATGCCATCACGGATTCGGTCTGGTTTTGCGTGCATGCGACTGATGAAACCGACCCGGAAAAGGTCGACGAAGTTTTGATCAAGGGGTAATGCCATGCCATGGGGATTTGCAGCCGCAGCCGTCGGTACGGTTGCAGGAGCAGTGATCAGCGGCAACGCGTCAAAGAGCGCTGCTGATACACAGGCGCAGGCCGCAGAGGATGCGGCACACCTTCAGAATGACCAGTGGAACCAGACGCAGGCGAACCTCAAGCCGTACATGCAGCTCGGCTCGTCGTCGATCAGTCCACTCCTTCAGGCGATGGGATACAACGTCACGCAGAACAGCGACGGGACCTACAGCTACAACGGCACGAACTCGAGCAATCCACTTCAGCAGACTTTCAGCGCGCCGACCGAGGCCCAAGCGCAATCGACACCGGGTTATCAGTTCACTCTAAACCAGGGCTTGAAGTCGGTTCAGAACAGTGCGGCCGCGCGCGGCCTCGGCACATCCGGTGCGGCGCTCAAGGGCGCTACGACCTATGCGACAGGGCTTGCCGACTCCACCTACAACGACGTCTACAACCGTGCGCTTCAGACGTTCAACACGAACTACAGCAGCGCGGCCAACAACGTCAACCGACTGACTGGCATTGTCAATAGCGGCCAGAACGCGGCGGCGACTAACGGATCGCTCGGCGCATCGACGGCCGCTAGCATCGGCAACACGCTGATGAGCGGTGCGAATGCAACGGCATCCGGCACGGTTGGATCTGCCAATGCATTGAGTGGCGCACTATCAAGCGCGGGCAATGCAGGCTTGACATATGGCTTGTTGAACAACAACGCGTCGGGCGGTTCAGGCGGTTCCGGTATTGCAAATTACGGCGCAGTCAATTCGAGCAATCCGTCCGGCTATAACGTCGGTTCTAACTCCTACAGGTTCACCGCTTAAATGCCACTCGATACCTCGATCCCATTGCAGGCCCAAGCGCCTCAATTCAACCCGCTCCAGCAGGCGTTGCAGGTTGCGCAGTTTCGCGCCTATAACGCCAACGGGCAGGCAGCACAGCAGCAGCTTGACGCCAATCGTGCGACGTCCGCCGCCTATCAACAGGCCACAGACCCGACGACGGGGCAAGTCGATAACAACAAGCTGATCGGTATACTGAGCCAAGACCCCCGCGCTGCGTACAACCTGCCGCAAGTCATGCAGGGCATCCAGAACCTAAAGCAAGCACAGCAGACGTATGCGAAAGGCCAAATTGGCCTGAGCAGCGACCAGATCGACAACGCGCAGAAGATGAATACGATGATTTATCAGCGCTTGTCGACGCTTGACCCGAATGATCCAAAGTTTCAGGCGAAGGTGCTTCAGAACGGCGTGGATCTTATTAACCAGTTCCACGCCGATCCGAGCATGGTGATGAGCCATCTTCAGGACATCCCACAGGACCCGCAAGGTCGCCAGCAATGGCTTCAGCGCGGCCTCGCTTCGGTATCGGGGACCCTCGAAAACCTGAAGGCGATGACTCCGACTCCGACGCAGGTCGATACGGGTGGCTCGATCCAGTACAAGGATACGAACCCGCTGACGAACCCCGGCATCATCGGTATGACGATGCAGAAGACGCTCGACCCGGTGACGGCGTCCTCACCCGTCAATGTTATCGGGCCGAACAACACGCCTGGCGTTGTTCCGCGTGGCGAAATGTGGAACGCACCTCCGCTTCCGACTGGTGCGAATCCGCAGGGCGCTGGCGCGCCGGCGCCGCCTCCAGGTCAGTCGGCGGCACCTGGGCAACCCGCTACTCCCCACTTTGTAGCGACCGGCCCCGCAATGGGTGTGCAGGGCTCGAACGACGGCAACGTGCAGACGGTCAACACGCACTGGGGGCAATTGAGCAACGATGCGGCGAACGCACAGACCAACATCGGCATTGCTCAAAACATCAAGGCATATGCGGATAAGGCGCTGACCGGCAAGCAGGGCGATAAGCTGGCTGCAGTCAACGGCATTCTGTCGATCTTCGGGCAGGGCGGTCAAACGGACATTTCGACGGCGACCGACCTGTTGCAGAAGAACATGGCTCGCCTGTCGCTCACATCGCGCCAAGGTGCAGGCGGAACGGATGCGGCCGGCGCGCTGGCGACTGCTGCAAACCCGCACGGCACGATGACAGCTGAAGCAATCAAGGACGCCGCCGATCAGGTCATCGGCGCTCAGCAGATGGCGCTCGCCGAGCAGAAGATTTTGCAGCCGTACAAGCTGAGCAACGACGTCGCCGGGTATCAGCAGGCTCAGACGCAGTTCAACCAGGCAGCCGACCCGCGCATCTGGCAATTCGCGAACATGAATCCGCAGCAGCGGGCGACGTTCAAGGCTGGAATGTCGCCCGCCGATCAGCAGGCCTTCGGCGCGAAAATCCGTACGCTTGAATCATTGGGGGCGATCC